GTCCGTTCATAATACCAGCAAATGTTGTTGAAGTATCGTCAACATTCAAGTTGTTATTAAGAGCAGGAGTGTAATCAAGAACACCTGCCATCTGAAGTGCAGAAGCAACATCAGCTGAACAGAGGATCATGTTACCTTTACCACGGCGAGTCTGTTGACCGATAGCGTTGGCATCTCTCTCAATTGCGAACATAAGACCTTTGAACTTCTCTACTGACCAACGACCATTTGAGTCGGTGTCCAAATCAAAGATACCAGCAGTTGTTGTGTTAGTCGCTGCACCTTTAACAGCAGAAACGTAAATGTTACGAACAACCTCACGGTTGATTTCTGCAAGAATTTCAGAAGACAGAATGTTAGCAAGTTCTGTTTCTGCGTCAAGACCGTGAATTGCTTTAAGGTCTTGTGCAAGTTCCATAGTGTACTCAGCTTTAAGAGCGCGTGTTACAGCAGTAACAGTGTGCTTTTCGATTGAGAACGCCATTTCACCGAAAGCGTTAGTTCCTGAGTCACCAAGTGCCTCACCCTGTACAGTAGTCATACCTGTTGCAGAAGTATAAGTTCCAGCAGGACTGTCGTTAAGAACAGCAGGGTTAGTTTCGGTAGCACCGACATCTCCACCACCGATAGTACCGGCAGCGTTTTGGTTAGATGCATCTGCATTACCAGGCATTGCTTCATCGGCAAGTGCTTCTGCACCGTCCATTGATGCAAAACGAGCCCGCATTGCAAAGATCAGACCAGTTGGGCCAGTCATTGGCTGCACACCACAAATGTCATATGCAATCAGGTTTGGCATTGAGCGTCTGACCAATGAAATCAAAATCGGATCCCATGTGTCAAGTGCAGCATTACCACCAACAAATGATGTTGGAGCTGTTTCTGCGAGGAAGTTCTTGTCTTCCTTTAGTGCCTTCTCTTGGTTTTCCAAGATGAGTGTAGTGACCGCCCGCTTATAGCTGTCCTGAATCTCTGGGAGGTCAGGGTGCTGAAGGACTGGCTGCCACTTTTCTTGTAGATGTTCTGTCTGAAACATTTGTTTCTCCTTTTATTTTCTACTATTTATAAAATTGTTTATTTTGCACTCGTAGCATTACGACCAATAGCAGCCATGTAAGCAGCCATTGAACCAGTAGTATCAACGTCCTGTGCGGTGCCAGTGTCTACATCATCAATAGTTTCAGTCGCTTCTGACAAAGTTGCATTTGAAGGGAAGTAACTTTCCTTCAGAGTAGCAAGTTTCTCCCGATAAGATTCCTCATCTGAGTAATCTACATCTTCAATCAGTGACTTAAACTTTTCAATTTCTGTCTCGGCAAGGTCAGAAGAAACTTCTGTCATTACCTGTTCCTTAACTAGTTCGGCATTTGCAGACTTGAGTTCAATGGTACTTTCCATCATCTCGTTAATCTTACCTTCTAGTTCTGAAATCTTTTCTGATTGTGCTTCAAGCACATCATATTTTTCATCTGGAACATCAACATAATGGTCTTCAAACAATTGTTTCAAACCTGAGATAAAGTCTTCAGCGATTTCGCCTTTCAACCCTCTTTCGATGGCCAACTCATTCTCTTTCATCCATTCTTCAACAACATAGTTCATGTATGTGTCAACTTTTTCAGTCAACTCACCCTTTGTTGCGGTAATATTTTCTTCCAGTTCTGTTTGGTAGTCGTCTTCCATACGTTCTACTTCTGAACGTACTTTTGATTTAACGGCAGCTTCAAACACTGTTGCAGCTTTACGTTTAAATTCTTCGGAAAGATCACCTTCGCCATTCATCAAAGCGTCAACGTGCTCACTAACGTCAATAGTATTCAGACGATTTTCGACTGACTCTTTCTTGACCTTTTCTTCAGCACTTTCTTCTTTTGAAGATGGGTTCATCATTGCAGTGATTGCCTTTGCCATTTCTTTGGTTTCAGAAGCAGGCATTTTTTGCATCATTTCAACAGCATTATACATAGCATTGATAGCATCTTTTTTGGTTTTCATTGTTTCCGTCTTGTCCATCATTTCTTTCTTGTCCATTTCGGAAAGGTCTTCTTCACCTTCTGCTTCGTATCCAGCAGCAAGAGGTTTTGCAACCTTCTTCATGCCATCATTACCTGTATCCATCTTGTCAGGTGAACCTTCACCCTTTTGTTGTGCATCTCCACCTACTTCTTTCGCCTTTGCAGCGACTTTCTTAGCAGGGGAGTCTTTTTGATTTGGGTCTACTACAGGTGAGCCAGTATCTTCGACTTCGCCTGGAATAGAGTCCATCTTATCGGCAGCACCAGCTGATTTCTTAGGAGCATCCGCACCATTGGCTTCTTCAAGCTCATTAAGTACCTCTGCTTCTAATTCCTCAATGGTTTTATCTAATTCATTTGCCATGGGGATTACTCCTTTACAATATTGTTACGTTTATTTATAATTTATAACTTTTGAAGAAACTTTGCGAACTCCAAAGCGTGTGCTTTTGTATTATTCTGTCGTACATTTTCTTCAATGTTTTCTTTCATATCCGCAATATCGGCTTCTTTAATTAAACCGTTATTCCAGACCCACTCTTTACCTTCCATAATACCCTCAACAAATGCGTTAGGAGCACTTGGGTCTGCTACAATATCAGCAGCAGTTGCAAGGTAAAAGTCGTTTCTCACTACGTTAGCGCCATTCTTCTGGTCTAAACTACCCATGCCTCGTGAAGATACGCCAAGTTTAGCGCCATCGTCCATCAAGTTCTTTACAATTTCTCCCATTGGTGTTCCAAGTATTTTGGCTTCACCAACAAAATTCTTTCCATCTGGTGTCAACGATGTAATCATATGAGATGCTCTCTCAAGATTAACTGTTGGGCCTTCTGGATGACCCAATTCACCAAATGCACGTTTTTCATTAACGTATTCTTTATTATATCTATTGACTTCTTTTTGAAGTATTTCCATAGGATATACACGACCATTACGGTTCTTGATATCGGCTTGCATGAAGATACCTTTAATCTTATAATTCTTCTTACCGTTTTCTGCTTCTTCGATAAGATAATCAGTACTTTGTTCGATATGTTCTGATATCAGTTTTAAATGTATAGTAGACATGATCCTATCCTTTATGCAGTATATGCTTCATCTTTTCTAAATTCAAGAATTACAAATCCAGAAGTTCCTCTGGTTTGTCCAGTAATATCAGAGGATGTTGCAGTGGTGTTTGTTGCAGCAGCTTTAATTGCACCGGCAGAACCATCATAGTGTCCAGTACCAGCAAGATGTAATGCAACAACATCAGATGATGCACCTTTAAACTCAATGATACAATCACCAGTATTACCAGCGGCAGTACCTTGGGTAAATGACCACCATGCTCTTAACAGGTCTAACTTTGCTCCATTCGCAAATCCGTCTAATCCATCTCCATTTAGAATAAGGTTTGTTGCAGTATCATTATCAAAGACTGCTTTAATTGTCACCATACCACCTTGTTTTGCAGCGGTAACTACTGTATCTCTCAATGTTGTCGTTACGAATGACATTATTTAACTCCTTAAAATGATAACATTTCTTTTTCAAAATATCCCATAAGTTGCTTCTCTGGCACTTTATGTTTTTTAGATACTTGATTAATAGTTTTTTCAAAAGTATTTAGGAAATCTGAAGGTTTAGCATCCATTTTTGCAAAAATATCGTCAACAGCATCCTTCATCTTAGGAGACAATTTCTTGTACTCCTTAGATTTTTTATGCTCGTCCTTCTCTGGTAGAGAAGTATATAACTCGTTAAACTGCTTCATCTTCCTCTACTTCTGGGATGTGATTCCTTACAAAAGAACCAGCAACTTCTTTTCGTTTGTCTTCTAGTGCGTCACCAACTTTTGATGACATTGCATTTTTAAATGCATCTTCTGCACCCATCATATTCTTATCGCTTAATGCGCTTACAAAATCTTCTGCACTCATTATTTTTCTCCATTATCTTCTGGTGGTGTCTCACCATCATATTTACCTAAGTCATCTGCTGGTATTGGTGCGCCATCCATAGATGGGTATCTTGTAATACCATCAGTATTCTGTGGTATATCAACTCCACCCTCATCAGGGTCAAGACCAGCTTCTTTATTCATTTGTGTCTGCATATCTTCAATCTCTGCATCATTAAGGTTAAGAACATTTTTTTGTACCCACTCTTTACTGAAGAATGTACCAATATAAGATTCGATACTACCTAATGCATTGATTCGGTCTTCCATCAACTCTGCTTTTTTCAGTTCTGCAAAGTGACCATCCTGTAGGAAGTCATACTGAATGTGTTGATTAATTTTTTTCCAATCTTCTAAAGTAATCACACCTTTAAGAATAAGTTGTGTTTTTAAAATATCAGTGAATATAGGAGTAAACTTTTTTCGTAGTCTTTGCACAAATTTAGTAAACTTCAATTCATCTCTGGTAATTTCTGTAGAACGACCAAGACTAAAACCAGCCTCTGCTTCTAGACGAGAGATAGGAACATTTAAAGAACGATATAGTTTCTTCTTAAAGTATTCAATATCATCAATCTCACCAAGGTTAGACCCGCCTGGTAAAGTAGTAATCTCTGTACCACGACCACCTTCTCTACGAGGCAACCAGAAGTCTTCCAACATTGACATATGATTTCTGTCATCTCTGATTTCACCAGTAGATGCATCATACACCAACTTGTTACGATATCTATTCATAACATCTTTTAGGTACTGTTCTGCTTTAATTTTAGGTAAGTTACCCACATCAATATAGAAGATACGTCTTTCTGGAGCTCTTGATATACGATAGATAACAAGTGCATCCTCAATCATTCTAAGTTGATTTACAGGTTTGATTGCCTTATGTAGGTATGAAAGTACATGACCTTTGTTTTGGTCAATCAATCCAGAAGGACAATATGTGATGCTATCAGGAGCAATCTTGATACCCTCAGTAGCTCCTGTTTTTAATCCCTTATCATTGTAAAGAAAATATTCGTTAACGGATTTAATAAGTTCTACACTAGTTGTACTCTTTTTTGGTTCTTTGCTTATTTCTTTAACCTTACGAATTTTTTTGGGTTCAATGTACCGTAGTTCTTGAATACCCTTTTTAGGATTTTTTTGGTCAATAACTTTATGGTAAAAAATACGACCATCGACATACCAACGTCTGAATATGTCGTGTCCTTTTGTATCAAAATTCATAAGTTCTAGAACAGTATCAAATTCTTCTCTGATACGGTCTTTAATTTTTTTAGGATAATCGAGTCTGTCGAGAACCACTGCAACTGCTTGGTCACGTTCATTTGCAACAATCGATTCATTAATAATATCTTCGATTGCACTATCGCACTCTGGTTGTTGGGCTATATCACGATATCTACGAATCAGATCATGTTCTGTTCGTTCTCTACCATCAGTGTCTAATAGTTGTGCATAGAACCCGCCACCAGCGACCTCAAGAGTTCCGTCTTCTGAACTAGGTTCAGTAAACTTCTCTTGAGAGCCAGTGTCTTTTGCACGTTCAAATTTAAAACCAAAAAGTTCAGCCATAATATGTTATTCTCCTACTGTGTGTACTATTTAGTAGGTTTAGAAACTAACGCCTGAAGGCTCAAAGTGCTGATATCTCCATGTAATCGGGAAGGTTTCAATTTCAGTTGCCTCACCAGAACTTAAATCAATCTGACCTACTGTTGTTGGAAATGCATTTCTAAAAATATAACTCTTTAGAACTGTATCATCTCTGTCCAGTTGTTCTACAGTCAAATCAGTCTGATAATCAGAAGGTGAAATTAGACCAGTGTTATCAACATAACTGTTTATACCATTCTGCCACAATTCCATTGCGTTTCTAATCATAAAGTCTGTGTCATTATATACTGTTACTTCCCATGGCTCAGGAGCTGGTCGGTCACCAGTAATATAAATGTTTCTACCTCTAAACGGTACTGGAATTTCAGTCAAGTTAGATGCAGGCAAGTTTGTTGCAGTTACAAGAAATGAAGTTCTACGAACATCAAGTCCAATCGCAATCCCTGATGGGGGTGTCAATGTAACCCTAAATTGGTTGGCTCTTGCACCACCCCCAATTAGATTTGCTTTAAAGTCATCTATGTTTCCCATGATTAGCCTCCTACCTCAGTAAATGATACCCCTGAGCGAACAGCGATAAAGTTAAGTGAAATGAAGTTGATAGACCTAGCAGGTTTAACAAAGATGTCAGCAACAAACTCATTACGATCAATGACTTCACCAGTATTATTCGTACCGTCTGCTTTAACACTAAAGTCTGAAATACCTCTACGACCTTGGATATCTCTCAAGAATGGTTCTACCAAGTTTCTAAATTGTGCTCTTGTGAACTCATCATTGAACTCAAAGAGTTGGAACTTAGCAGCAGTTGCAATTGCCTTTTCAAGAAGCAAGAACAAACGTCTTACATTGATACGGTCAAATGCACTTGGTTTTGTAAGAGCAGTCTTATCACCAAACAGAACCACACCTTGGCCTGGGAAGTTGACAACAGGATTTACTCTTGCACGATACAAATCATCACGTTCTTGTTGATTTGGGTTGTGTGAAAGTTTTACTGCACCACGAACATTTCCTCTGTTGAAACCAGCAGGGGAGAAGAACGAATCTGCAACTTGGTCAGTGAAAGCACAAAGACCAGCAGTATCACCATTCAAAGGCACCATGCGATATACATCACTGTACTTATCGTACATATACTTGTAACCACTATCGAACACCATGTAAGATGAAGAAGGACACAAATCAAATCCAGCAATCACGTTTGCGTTTGCAGTAGATGAAAGTGATACTCCAACTGTTGCGGCACGATATGGAGAAACAAATCCTACACAATCTCTACGAGTTTCGCAGAGTGCAGTAATCATTGTTACATGAGTGTCCATGTTTGCAGCTGTATCAGCAACAATACTTGAAGAACCACCTAACACTAGATTAATATCTAATGATTCTGTGTCTGCAAACTTGTCATATGCAAGTGCAATCTCACCATTAGTTGTTGCATAGTCATCTGTTCCACCAGTTAGATTATCAATTGTTACTGGAACAACTGAAGTATATGCAGTTGTTGTGTCTGTACCCCAATTAGAACCAGCAGAAATGTGATCTGTCCAGTAAATAAACTGTGATTGAGCAAAGATAACATCTGAATAATAGTTGTTAGAACCTTGTGCAGTTTTTGCATTAGGGTTCTTTGACATATTTGCAAATCTTTCAATTACTGAAGAAGTTCTTTGTCCAGCAACGTCATTGTCAAATCCTGTGATATCACCAGTTGTGTCATAAACAACAACATGAAGTTCATCACCAGAACCACGACTGTTTGCAGTTGCCCAATCAGATGTGCCTGGCGCACCATCAAACAAGTCATAAAATGCCCAACGTCTTTTGATGTATGAGTTGTCTGGAATAACATTCTGTAGTCCAGCACCATTTGGATCATCTTTTAATCTTATTGTTAAATCGTTATCAGATGTGTCGATTGCAGTTACTTCATACTCATTAAATTCATCAACTGGTGTTGCACCAGCAGAATCTGAGAAGAATGAAATCAGGTCACCAACATTAAATGCTGAACCAGCTGCGTCTACGTCATCGACTTTAATTGTGGTTGCACCAACAGCATCTTCACCAACTGTTAGAAGACTTCCACCTAAAACTTGTTCGTATGCAGTTGCACTTGGACAAATCTGAACACCGATTGAGTTACCCCAAGTTCCAGCAGTTCTTGCAGCCCACTCTCCATGAGAACCTTCACCACCATCAAAAGATGCTTGGTAATGGTCATCGTCACGAATGAGGATACCAGAGTTTGCACCAGCGTTTAAAATACCAGAAGCAGCTCTTACCACTTTTAAATTATCTGCATACTGTAAAAAGTTTGCAGCGGTAAAAAATGTTTCAAAGTTACTTGAATTTGGTTTACCGAATATTTGTACCAGTTGCTCTTCTGAACCAATTGTTGTTACAGAAGATACTGGGCCTTTTTGAAACGCACCAGCGATTGCACCAATTGATGTTGCAACTGCGGGCACGACATTTGTTAAATCTACTTCTCTGACATGAACGCCAGGCGAAACTAAAAATGACATGATTTTTGCTCCTTAATTTTAGAGTACTCTCTTTATTTCCTTATATTTATAAAAATGAAGTTTCTAAAAACTCTGTTTTATATGACTCAAAACTTATAAATAATAGTATGACAAACGAACATTATGAAAAATACAAAGACACTATCAAAAAGGTGGCTCGTAGGAACTACCAAAAACGTGTTGCATGGTTAAACAATCACCTTGGAGATGAATCTTGTATTCATTGTGGTGAGAGTGAAACTGTATGTCTTAAACTATATCCACATGATGCAGAAATTCGTAAACAGGCAAAACGTGTAGGTGTTAATGACGAAAGTAGAAAAGAAGTTCACAAACTAATGAATAATTGTAAAGTGGTATGTTCTAACTGTTGGATTAAGTTGGACAACGATTTGATTGAATTTCTTTAATTATTACACTTCTTTCTTCATGGGTCATCGAAGCCCATTGAGTTATTTCTTCACTGGTTCTTAAACAACCAACACATACATTATCTATAAGTTTACATATTTTGACACATGGAGATTCTATGTCAACCCAATCTATTCTCTCCTTATTGCCTCTTCGCATTACCAATCCGAATCATATTGTCTAACTATCGGACTCCATCTTGTACCATACTCATCAATAGCAGTTCCAATATTATCATCCTCTAGACCATTAATAACAAAACCAAATGGGGCCATGTCTTGTTCTAGTTGATCTTGGTTTTCTGCATACATTCTTTCTCTGATATCATTATTAGTAAGTTCTTTAAAGTATGTCTGGTCTGTCACCCATGCAAAGATAAACAAACACGCAACCATATCATCGTGACATCCATCATCTGCCTCATGTGATGAACCCTTTACAATAAATGTAGATAGTTCGTTGATTGTATCAAAATCTTCTACGAGAAGTTTATCATCCTCTAGTAATTGTTTTAGATTAGAACAACCAATCTTCTTAACTGCCTTGGTAGTTCGCACACCTAACTGAGCTCTACCACCAGAAAAACCACCACCAAGAACTTGACCAGCACGACCACGCATAGATGCCATGATAAGATTATCATACTCCATATCAAACTGCATTGCGTTTGCAACTTGTTCTCCAATATCATTTACCTCAATTAAAACAAATGCAGTATTATATGCAGTTGCGACTTGATGTATTTTTTGTGGAAACAGTAGTGGTTTAATTTCATTGTCTCTAAACTTTGCAACCATTCGATAAGGAACTTCTGTAACATCAAACACTACAAATGCGGAGTAGTCATTAGATACACCCCTAGATACATCAGCAGTCAGTAGATATGTGTGTTCTGGTTTAGGTGTTACATATACATCAAGTCCAGCGTTAGATTGCACAGGTGTCTTATACGCAAGTGTTCGTAATTTAGATGGTGAGATAAGAGTATCAATAGAACCAAGAAACTCACACTCAAATTCTGTATTAAACTGTTGTTCACTTGTGTTTTTAATAGTTTCTTTTTTCCATGCCTCATCACGGCCTGGTACTTCGCTCCAATGTACTTCTATTGGAATGTAATCATTTCGTCCTTCTTCTGCGTCTGTCCATAACTTATAGAACATATTCATACCATGTGGTGTAGAAACAATCATAACCTTTGTTGTTTTACCAGAAGTAATTGTAGGATAAACTGAACTAAAGAACGACTCTGCAACATTAGATGGAACAAACGCAAACTCATCTAGGAAAATGATGTTATAAGAACCACCACGAACAGCAGATGCAGAAGTAGATGATGCAAGTATCTTAGAACCGTTTTCTAATTCAAGAGAACCTTTGTTCCAAGACATTACTCCTTGTTGTAACCACTGTGGTAAATGTTCGTATGCAAGTTGCAATCTTCCTAACAAGTCTCTTGCAGTTGCAGCTTTGTTTGCAAGGATTGCAATGTTAACACTAGGATTAAATAACGCATAATGTAACAGATACGACACCATTGTTGTAGATTTACCTGTCTGTCTAGGCAACTTACAAATAGTAAAACGATTGTTATGAAATGTACCGACCATTTCTTTTTGAAAGTCGTACATCTTAAATGGCACAAGGCCTTCATCCAGAGAAACAATTTTTACATAATTCTGTATAAAATACAGAGGGTCTTCCATACACCTCTGATATTCTATAAGTTCTTTTTTAGTCCACTCTTGTTGTACATTTGCTTTTTTAAGATTAGGATTACCTAGATAGGTTTCACTCATCAGATTTACCTTTTAACATTTTTTGTAGTTCTGCTGTAGAACCAACAAACAACGCATTAGTTACATTCTTTGGTGCATTACTGCCAGGCACTTCTTTTAATTTTTTCATTTTATCTTGTAGGTCAATGAGTTTATCTGTAACATCTGCAACCTGTTTTATACCATTAAGTGCAACTTCATATGCTCGTGGGTGTTCACCTTCTTTTGCAAGTTCCAGAATACCGTCAATTGCATCTTGTCCACGCTCAATCAGATTATAAAGGTTTTCTCTTTGGTACTGATAATCACTGTCTGTATCCCCCTCAGTGTCCACAGGACGCGACAACCGTGTAGGTTTGGGAATAGAGATACTATGTTCCTTGATTGCTTTTTCCACAGGGTCTAGTTCAAAAATACCTAGAGCCTTATCTATGGAATCCATCGACTCTTTCATAATCAACCTTTCCTAACGTCTGTACCACTTTCTGAATCATAGTTCTTTGCATCTTGGAAGAATGAAGCTGTTTCACTAAAACCAAAATCATCATCTGCATCAGAACTATTTGGATTAGGTGTAACGGTATACCTCTGTTCTCTTGTTGGAGTAACCGCTGGTAAATCAGTATATTGGTCAACCTGTACAGTTTTAATAACACTAGTAGATGTAACCGGCCCATAGAGATAGAACTTAGTAGTAAACGCAAGTGTGTAAATAATCGCTCTGCGACTTTCAAAGTCACCTTGATAATTATCTTCATATCCTACATCATTTAGAATAATAGGAACATCTCGTTTGATACCCATATCTGCCATATCATTAAGTGTCAGTGTGTAGTCTGGTTGAAAAAATGGTAGAATTTGTTCTACAATCTGTAAAGCATCATCCGAATTTTTTGCCATTGCGTATAAAGTAATATCCATGTTATAGGGAACTGGCATATACTGTGTGTCGAGTTTGTTCGCATTTGAACTAGAAGATTTGACTTTCTTAAACTTCTGAACACGATTTAACTTACGAGCAGAGTCATATGTCAATGCACCAATCTCAAAACCAAGTCTTGGTAATGTGATTGCAGTTGCTGCAGACAAAGATGGGTCTTGATCTAAACGAGTCAAAAACTTTTGTTTTGGGCCGTATGCAAGAGGCACCTTCATTGTCTGTGTAACTGTTCCACTATTGTCCTTACGAACAATTTGGATATTGTTAAACATAGTTCCAAACGCCACTATCACGTTTCTTACTGTTTCGTGGTAAAATTGTTGTCCTAACATTATAATGCTCCTGCGTCACCAAATGGATTTGATTCAGAGAAGTCTAGTACAGTATCGTCTAGTTCATCGAATAATTCATTTTGGGCTGTTTTGTCTGTATCCATATCACCTAATACATAATCTTCAGTAATTATATATGAGTCGTAACCAGTATCGGCTGCGTTCTCAAGTAATACAGAACCAACTTCGTTTTCAAGTGTAATCTGATACTGTCTGGTATCTTGACTTAGAGAACCTTCAATTGCATCAATTGTATCAATACCAGTATCAAGTGCTTCAGAACTATACTCAAATTGTTTACAACGTAATTTGTAAACAGGATTGTTATCTAGTTGATAGAATGGTTCATCGTGATCTACAAAATTAATCTCAAATATTTTTTCAAGAACAGGATGATAAACCAAGTCACCTTCTAATGGTCTGTCGGCATCAGTTCTAGTCGTATCTAAGAGTATATAATGACTATCTCCAAGTGTGGATAGAGTAGAAGTCTCTACTGTACCTGTCTCTAAAAGAATAGCACCACCTGTGGTATCCGTTCCATCTTCAAGAGTAACTTGACTATCTAGTTCTTGAAAGCGTTCTTTAGAAACTACAAAGGTAATTTCATTACGATTTTCTAAACCAAACTGTGATATAATTTCTTTGTCACCACCAAAACCTTCTGCATCTTCTACATACATTTCGATTGGTTGTGCGTTATTAAATTTTGACAGTGCGTCTTCACCTAGAATAGTATCAATAGCAACAGTAGTACGATTGACATAATATACATCATGTCCGTATATCTGAATTGCCTCTTTGATTAAATCTTGATACAAGTTTCTTTCGGTTGCGAGAGAATGTAAATTGCTTGTATGAAATGCACTGTTAACTGCCATTTACTTATCCCACCATGTAATCAATTGGAGTTTCAAATGATAACTGAATTTGTTCTTCTAGTTTTTCTAGTTCTTCTTGTGCTTGTGAGTAGATAGTTTCACCATTCATAGTAACACCACCTAACATTGCGACACCACTAAACTTTGAAAGGTTTGCACCCCACTGTCTTTTAATCAAGGCCGTTGCATATCTTTTTAAATAGATGTCATCAAATATGTCTGAATAACTTGCTGGGTCTATCTTACGATAACATTCGATAATAATAAACTGGTCAACGTCAATGTCATTTGCAAAATCCATGTCTATGTACAAACGATTTTGGTGTTGATTAAAACGAATAGGTTTTTCACCCACAAGAATATGTGACAAAAAGTCTAAGTGTTCCATTGTCATTTGATAATGCATAACTGAAGTAGAACTAAAATCATACAAGTCATTCAGTCTTAGTTGATATCTTATATCAAACATATTATTTGTTGCTACATCATCAAATGGAAATATCTGAATAACAGAAACCACTGCTGATGGCATAGGAATAAAACCTTTACCTTCACTAAATGTTGCTGTTATAGAACTGTCTATAGAATCTGTTGCGGTTGTGGTATCATTACTCGCAGCTCTGTCTACATCCGCCTGTGTAATTTTATGTTTCAAATACACCTTTTCAATACCATCATAATGATATTGTGCAAAATACTGAAGTGCCTCATCAATCCTATCATCTGCTTGGTCATCACTAATATTAATGTCAATTACACCTTTACCAAGACTTCTCAGACAGTATTCTTTGAATGTAGATTTACTTGTTGGAATAGCCATGTTTTTTTTATCCTTTATCTACTATTTAGTCAATAACTAAAGTCCAGCACCAATTGCAATTGCAAATGCTCTTGTTCTTGTTTCTGCTGCATCAACGTATGATTTGATTGATTGTTGTGATGCCGCCTGTGTGGCGCTGTCACTTGCTAAATCATCTTCATCTAAAACTGGAATAACTACAGAAAAATCTAGTGTATTATCATTGTCATCATAAGTCACTGTAATACCACTTTCAGTATTACCCGAAACCATTGCGCCAATTGTGTCTGCAATTGTTTCAGAAAGTGTTGCACCATTGACGGTTATTGCGTCAGCCTCAAGAGTGCCGTCAATATCAACATTACCAGATATATCTAATGTTGCAGCAGATAATTGACCAGTGATTGTTAAATTTCTAAAACCAGATATATCTTTATTTGAATCTGGTATAGCAACTTTACTGGCTGTTATTGTACCAGCACTTACACCATCAAGAACTGTTAATTCATCAGCAGCAAGAGATGCACCTTCAACAACTAATGTAGAACCACCTAGAAATAAGTTTCTCCATTGTTTTGACGCAGAACCTAAATCAAAAGTATTATCAGCAGATGGTATTATGTTTGATGCCAGTGATTGGAAATCACCACCATCTATTTTTTTAGAGGTTGCATTGTACTGTAAAAATCTACCATCAACCTTTACGGAATCTCTATTAACATCATCTAGAAACTCAAGTCTAACTTCACCACTACCAGCACCAGACATTTGTGATGATGCAACTTGTTGTGCAATAAGTGATCTAAAGTTATCAAACTCTTTTCTTAGAGTTGCAATCTGACTGACTTCTTCTTTGATTTCAGTCTTCTCTTGCATAACGTCAAGATGTGCAATTGCCTTGTCTACAAGGTCTGCTTTCTTTTCTACGATTGTAGGTTCTTCAGATATTGCCTCAACAACAATATCTTCAGATTCTTCAACCATCTCCACTACTGGTTCTGGTTCTATTAGTTCAGAGAATAACTGTTCAAGTGCTTCTAGTTTTGCACTCTCATCAACTACCTCTACTATTTCTTCTTGGGGTTCTGGTTCTTCTTTGATAACAGTATCAAAGGTTTCGACAAGATTAGAGAAAGCTTCTAGTTTCTCTTTTTCTTCTATAGACAATCTTAATTCAACTTCAATCTTTGCTTCTTCATGGGCTTCATTCAACCCACTAAAAAGTTCTGTAATATCTGCTGATTCTATTTTGGGAACGTGAGGTGCAACAACTTGAGTAGAACTTGCGATTTCTTCCAAGTCCTTAAACAAGTTTGCAATATCAGATTTCAACTCAATTTGCTGAGATGGCATAATAATCCCCTTTATGGTATTTATAAGAAGGGAAAGTCCTTAGTCTGCTGCAACGATAGTCAACCCGATTAACAAATTAGTGCGCCTGAAAGATACGACCCATTTCCAAAGATATCAAGTTGCGCTGCGCCATTATTAGGTATTGTAATAGATAGTGAAACTGTATCGTTAGCATCCATCTCTGCTACTACAGCTTGAGTGAGGGTAAGATATTCTAAATCAGCAGAAAAATTGGGGGATACAACATTGTAATAACTTCTGTTTGAGGTGTTTAACAAAGGTTGATAATACTGAGTGTCTACATCAATATCTTCAAGATAAAGAGTGTACGCTAATAAATATTTCCCTGTGACTGGAGCAGTAAATGTATTACTAGCAAAATTTGCACCCACA